TTACCAATCCTGTCTGTAATAAACATGAAGTTGTGTTGATGATACACAACACTAAACAATGTGGTGCTGTTAAGAGAGCAGCAAAATGGGGTATTCCTCATGTAAGAGTTCCACATAAAGATGAAGATCAAATGATAAAACTATTTGAAACATGGAGAGTAGATCTAATAATCCTTGCAGGATATATGAGAGTGATTAAAAATCCATCTGCTTTCCCATGCCCTATTATTAATATTCATCCTTCATTACTTCCTAAGTATAAGGGATTACATGCTATTGAGCAAGCTTTAGATAGTGGTGATGAGGTTACTGGTGTTAGTGTGCATTATGTAAATGAGGAGTTGGATGGTGGAGAGATAATACTTCAACAAGAAGTTCCTATTCTACCTGATGATGATATAGAATCATTGACAAAAGCCATTCAAAGAATAGAATATGGTATCTTACCAGCAGCAATAGATTTTCTTGCTAGATATAAAATTGGGTTATGTTAAGCACACGTTCTCAACTTGAACTTACCGACATTTGTTGTCGTATTATATCTGATGGACCTGTCACATTAGAAGAAAGAATATGGATGAATAAGTTAATCGAAGATAATTCACAGGCAAGAGAATTAGCAGAAAATATACTTGAATGGCGTATGCTTATGAATGAATAAGTTTTCCTTATAGGCATAAATTTTTATTAACACAATCATAACATATACTGATATCCTGACTAAATAATGATAGAATTGGAGATAACAAGATGACCTGAAACTATTTGTTATTGTTTCATCATTGTAGTCTATGGAGAAGATTAATGCACAACTTAATACCGTTCAACCAATTAGCAGGAGAAGAATTTGATATAGATAATGATTCAATCGCAGATTATTACGAGT